CTACGCCTAACACATGGTGTGAATTTTGTTTGAATGAGGAGTGAGATGTGGAACTAGCATTAATAAGAACACTACTTGATAAGGACTTCTATGAAGACCACAAGGGTATCCGTACCCCTGACAAGTTGTTCACTAAAGAAGTGCGTAAGATAAAGAACACATTAGACTACGCTATGCAGCAGTACGATAAGAACATTACACCTGCTGAACTAGAAGCTTTGTTCTTTACACGTAACGTCCTGACTACATCCAACAAAGATATGTACAAGGATTTATTCAGAAAGATAAACAGAGAGCAGCCACTCTCCAAAGAGATTGCACAAGAGGTACTATCAAAACTGTTCCAACAGTTAGTCGGAGAAGAGATTGCTAGGCTAGGCTTCCAGTATGTCAATGGAGCAGAGAAAACGTTAGAGCCTATGCGTAAGATCCTGTCTGACTATCAGGATGACTTTATGCCTAACCTCAAAGTTGATTGGGGTGACATCTCTATTGATAGTTTACTTGAGGCTAACGACATACAGTCTAAGTGGAAGTTTAACATACCGTCTTTACGTCAACGTGTAGAGGGTATAAGTGGCGGTCACTTAGTCATAGTAGGGGCAAGGCCAAACACAGGTAAGACTAGCTTCCACGCCTCTCTTATTGCTTCTGAGGGTGGGTTTGCAAGTCAAGGTGCTAAGTGTATCATCTTGTGTAACGAAGAGCACTACTCCCGTGTTGGTGCTAGGTATCTTAGCGCAGCTACAAACATGTCAATGGAAGAGGTCAAAGGTAACTACGCTCTAGCTGCTACTAGGTATAAACCAGTACACGATAACATTAAGATATACGATAGCACAGGAAAGGACATGTCTTGGGTTGAAGCTGTAGTTAAAGCTTACAGGCCTGACATCTTAGTGCTTGACATGGGTGACAAGTTTGCAACACGTAACACAGATAAGTCAGACATCTACTTGAAGGAAGCAGCTATACATGCTAGGAATATATCGAAGCAGTATGACTGTGCTATTATATGGATGTCACAATTGTCTGCTGTAGCTGAAGGAAAAGTATACGTGGATCAATCTATGATGGAAGGTAGTAAGACAGGTAAGGCAGCAGAGGCAGACCTTATGATCTTGATTGCCAAGAACCCTATAGTAGAAGGTCAAGATGAACAAGATACCCAGCGCCACTTGAATATAGCTAAGAATAAACTACGTGGTGGCTGGCATGGTGTAGTACACTGTGAGTTAGATGGTGCAAGAGCGAGGTACTTAGCGTAATGAGAAGAGTGTTTGATGTAGAGAATAGCATTACCTTACGTGACGGTAAGATATTCAATGATCCCTTTGAGCCTAGCAATACGCTGACACAAGTAGGTGTATTGTGCTTGGAGACAGGCGACAAAGCATTGCTTTGCTTTGATCACGCAGAGAGAAACGATGCAGCAGATAACAAGTGCAAGCTACAGAGATGGCTTGACTCAACAACCCTACTGATAGGTCACAATTTACAGTACGACTTGTCGTGGCTGTGGGCTAGTGGCTTTACGTATGACGGTAAGATATACGATACCATGCTATCAGAGTACATCTTGCAGCGTGGCAACAAGCTACCTCTCAGCTTAGAGCAGTGTGCTTTACGTAGAAACTTAGAACATCAGAAGGACGACACACTAAAACAATACTACAAGAAAGGATACAACACAAATGAAATACCATTGGAAAAGCTCAGCCACTATCTTGAGCTTGACTTGCGTACTACTGGTGAGTTGTACAAGTCAATCGAAAAGGACTACGCTGACCCCGCCTCCCATTCCCTCAGAAGTATACAGGACATTACCTTCCGTACCTGCTGCACCTTGGGAAGAATGTACATGTCTGGAATCAGGGTGGATCGTACCGCCCTCGAACATGTCCGAAATGAGTTCCAGCGAGAGAAAGAAGAGATCGAGTCCAGGTTGTATAAAAGAGTGCGAACACTCATGGGAGGAACACCCATAAACCTTAACTCACCAGAGCAACTATCACAGGTTATCTTCAGCCGTAGGGTACACAACAAGAAAGAATGGTCCGACTTGTTTGAGTACGCCGACACAGCAGCAGACTACAAGTCAATCATAGAGTCTAACAGTAGTCTTATGCTGAAGACAATACCTTTACATTGTGGTACATGCAACGGTACAGGTACGACATACAAGATCAAGAAAGATGGTACACCTTTTAAGAAAGGCAATGCATGTCAGGACTGTGGCGGTAAAGGTTACAAACTTAAAGAGACTAAAGAGATGGCTGGCTTAGGGTTCAACCCCCCACCGTCACGTAAGTGGATCAGCTACAATGGCTTCGCTACAGGAAAGGATAAACTAGATGCGCTCATTGCCACCGCTAACAACAACGGCATGGAATCTGCCAAGACATTCCTTGAGGATGTTAAAAGGCTTTCTGCTATTAGTAGTTATCTCAGTAGTTTTGTGGATGGTATTTCCACCTACACTAAACAAGATGGATTCCTCCACGTCAACCTTACCCAGCATGTCACCAGTACAGGTAGATTCTCTGGACGCAATCCCAACATGCAGAACATGCCCAGAGGAGGAACCTTCCCTGTAAAACGTGTGTTCATCTCTCGTTGGGATGGTGGTTACATCATGGAGTGTGACTTTGCTCAGCTTGAGTTTCGTGTCGCAGCATTCCTTGCACAAGACAGCACAGCTATGCAAGAGATAGACACAGGGTTTGACGTACACGCTTACACAGCTAAGGTTATCTCTGATGCAGGGCAACCTACGTCACGCCAAGAGGCTAAGGCTCACACCTTCGCTCCTCTCTTTGGGGCTACAGGTTACGGTAGAAGTAAAGCAGAGGCTGCATACTACGAGCACTTCACAGAGAAGTATAAAGGTATCGCAGCTTGGCATAAGAAACTAGGTGATGAAGCTATCAGGTTTCAGAAGATAACTAACGTGAGTGGCAGACAGTACGCTTTCCCTGAGGTTATACGTAGGGCTAACGGTACACCGTCACACTTCACGATGATCAAGAACTATCCTGTGCAAGGCTTCGCTACAGGTGATGTTGTACCTGTCGTACTGAACGAGATGGATGCTAGACTAAATAGTTTGCACTCTTGCATTGTTAATAGTGTGCATGACTCTATGGTTATAGACGTACATCCAGATGAGAAAGACCAAGTATTACAAATAGTTACAGACCTTAATGGTAGCTTAGAGGAGTTGATAGAGAAAGCATACAACGTCAAGATGAATGTGCCTATGTTATTGGAAGCAAAGATAGGAAACAATTGGCTTGACACAGTTGACGTTTAGTGGTATAACATGGCTTCTAACTTAAAGAAAGGATAAAGAATGAACAATATAGTTCCACTTAGTGTAGAGAATATGAACCTTGCAGATGCTATGGGTTTCTCACCCAGCGCTGGGAGTTCAGGTTCATCAGTAGACTTATACCGTATATCTACAGGAGTGATCCAAGAAGTAGTAGAGGGTAAGGTAGCAAACTCACCAGTGTTTAAGATCAAGAAAGGAGATGATGAGTTTCTTTCCCGTGGTATGGCTGTACGTTTCTTTGTTGAACGTCAGCGTTGGCAGAAGTGGGATAGTGTAAACAACGCCTTCCAACGTACTGTAATGTCTACCAATCTTAATGCAGATCTCAAGGATACATTAGGTACGTTTAACTTAGGTAGACCCTCAGGTTATATTAAAGACTTCAATGCTCTACCTAAAGATCAGCAAGACTATATCCGTAGTGTAAGTAGAGTTAAAGTTCTCATGGGTTTAGCTACCTTTATTGATCCGTTTGTTGAAGGTGGTGAACCTGTAGTAGAACACAACGGTGAAGTACCAATAGTACTTGATGTTAAGAACAGAGAAAGCCTCAAGTCTATTGATGCTACAATAGGAAAGCTTATGGGTAAACGTGTATCTCCTGTGGAGAACTTGATTACTTTAATTCCTGAATCTAGATCAATGCCCAACGGTAACAAGTTCGCTGTGATCAGTGCATCATTAGGTGATACTGTTGGTTTTTCTGAAGGTGATAACGAAGTACTAGGTAACTTCATTGATTATGTTGAACGTAACAACGAGTACGTCCTTAACAAGTGGGAAGAGAATAACGTAGAGCGTATCTCTGATGAAGACGCAGAGATTGTAGCTAACATCGTTGACGTGCAGGACTTTGAGTAATGCAGCATAAAGCAGAGTTAGCTGTTCACTCATTCCTTAGGGATGTGCTTGATGGTAAAGCCTCTATGTCTGACAAAGTTATCAAACAAGTAGCATCAGATGTACAAGAGGCTTTATCAAAGCAGTTTCAGGATGACACTAAGAAGCGTGAGTTTAAACTAAGGATGTCCAACATTGGGCGTCCTACCTGTCAGCTTTGGATGGAGAAGAATAACCCAGATCACAAGTCCACTAAGCCAATCTCTTTCAAGATCAACATGATGATTGGTGATATTGTAGAAGCTGTGTTCAAAGGTATCCTACGTGCAGCTAAGGTTGACTTCAAGGATAACGAAAGAGTTGCATTACAATTAGGAGAGGGTAAGGAGATTAGCGGAGAGTACGACATGGTGCTTGACGGTAAGGTAGATGATGTTAAGTCTGCATCTCCTTGGTCTTTCGAACATAAGTTCTCAGACTTTCATACCTTGAGTAGTGACGATATGTTTGGCTATGTGTCTCAACTTGTAGGCTACGCTAAGGCTGCTGACAAAGATGTTGGTGGCTGGTGGGTAATCAACAAAGCTAATGGTGACTTCAAGTATGTCTCTGCCAGTGAGGTAGACAAAGAAGAAACCTTGAAGAAGATTGAAGATACCTACAACTACATCAACAGTGATGCACCCTTCGAGCGTTGCTTTGAGCCTGTACCTGAGACATACAGGGGTAAGTTCAGTGGCAACATGAAGCTACGTAAGACGTGTGGTTGGTGTGAGTTCAAGCATAAGTGTTGGCCTACACTACAGGCGCTACCCTCTAAGGTTTATCAAGGTGGTAAGACACCCCCGACAGTGGAGTACGTATCCGTTGCCGACAACAAAGAGGAAGCATAACCCAAGAAGGTATCGCAGTGGACTTGAACGTGAGGTTGCTGCGTACCTCCAAGACAAACAGCGTATGGTCAGGTACGAAGTTCTAAAGATTGAGTGGGAAGACCTACGATACAGAACCTACACGCCTGACTTTATGTTAGATAACGGTATCATCATTGAGACTAAGGGTATCTTTGACAGTGAGGATAGACGTAAGCACATAGAAATACGCAAGCAACACCCTGAGCTAGACATACGTTTCGTGTTTAGTAACTCTATGGCTAAGCTGTACAAAGGTTCTAAGACTAGGTACTGTACTTGGTGTGACAACCACGACTTCTTGTGGGCGCACCGTGTGATACCTGAGGCTTGGCTGAAAGAGAAGGGTAGAGTTTTAAAGACCAAGAGAGTGATACTCAAGGAGAAAGTAAAGAGATGAAACGTTACATACAAGACGATGAGGTTGCACTTATACTGTCACCTACATCATTCGATGAAAACGGTTGGACGGGAGATCTGAGCACAGGTTTACTTGTAGGTGAACCAAAGCTTATGGCTATAGAGGAGTTAGGTTACCTCGTACACTTAGCTACACTCATGGGTGCTTTCTTAAAGATGGCACAAGATGATGAAGACTTATATACTTCTGTAGAAGATTTTAGAAATGATGAAATGGGGCTTGACAATCCGATAGAAAACAGTTATGAGGAAGTAGAAGGTACAGATGGTAAAGTACTAAAGCTTACACGGTTCACTAAAACATTAGGAAATGCATAACATGTCAGACTATGATCCAGTAAACAAACCCATGCACTACGCTCTAAGTGGTATAGAGTGTATTGAATACATCAAGGAAAGACTAACACCAGAAGAGTTCAAGGGTTATTGCCACGGTAATCTAATCAAGTACCAACACAGGCATAACTATAAAGGTAAACCTGTAGAGGATATGGAGAAGGCAGCGTACTATTTAGAAAAGATGCTAGAGACAATGAGGGATATGCATAAATGAATAAAAAGTTTAATGTTACTTTTGTGGTTGAAGTAGAGGAAGATGGTAACATACTATCTCTTGTAGAGGACGCACACGCAGAGGACGTGTATGACTTAATACACAATACGTTCCACGACATTGACGATATTCATATAGACAAACTACAAGTGAAGGAGAGATGGTAGTATGATTACTCAAGAAGATATTGATGCATTTAAAAGATTCAACGATGTGGATTACCTGATGAATGAGTATCAGGACATGGCTGCATCAACAGCTATCTACAAAGTAGAACATCAAGTAATCTACCCAGCGCTGGGATTAGCTGCTGAAGCTGGTGAGGTAGCAAACAAAGTCAAGAAGATCTTACGTGACGGTAAGTTTGATCGTGAAGGTATATCAGATGAAATAGGGGATTGTTTGTGGTACATTGCAGCACTGTGTCGTGACTTGAATGTAGACCTGTCAGAGGTAGCCAGGAATAATCTCAGCAAGCTACGTGATCGTAAGGAAAGAGGAACTCTAAAAGGAAGTGGGGATAAAAGATAATGGATAACTATTTACCAACAGACTATCAGTCTTTCATACATAAGTCACGGTATGCAAAGTACTTTGATGGTAAAGGACGTGAGTCTTGGAGCGACACAGTTGAACGCTACATGGATAATGTAGTACGCCCTAAGATAGGTGATGACACATACGTCAACGGCATTCGTGATGCTATACTTAACTTGGAAGTCATGCCATCAATGAGAGCTATGATGACTGCAGGTCCAGCCTTAGAGCGTGACAACACAGCAGGGTACAATTGTAGTTACCTACCCGTAGATGACCCTAAGTCCTTCGATGAGGCTATGTTCATCTTGCTTTGTGGTACTGGTGTTGGCTTCAGTGTCGAGAGGCAGTACATCAGTAAGCTCCCTGAAATCCCTACTCTCTTCCAGAGCGATACCACTATCGTTGTCAAGGACAGTAAGGAGGGATGGGCTAAGGCGTATAGACAATTGTTGGCACTCCTGTGGGCTGGTGAGATTCCTCAATGGGATGTCTCTAAGGTACGTCCTGCAGGTGCAAGACTTAAAACGTTTGGCGGTAGAGCCAGTGGCCCAGCGCCTTTAGTTGAACTGTTTAACTTTACAATACAAACATTCAAGAACGCACAAGGACGTAAGCTGTCTAGCGTAGAGTGCCATGACCTGATGTGTTTCATTGGTCAGATCGTAGTTGTCGGTGGTGTACGCCGTAGTGCTATGATCTCTTTGTCAAACCTGAGTGATGACCGGATGCGTCACGCTAAGTCAGGACAGTGGTGGGAAACTACAGCGCACCGTGCCTTAGCGAATAACTCTGTAGCTTACACTGAGAAGCCAAACATGGAAACGTTTATGCGTGAGTGGCTTGCCTTAGTTGAGAGTAAGTCAGGCGAGAGAGGTATATTTAATCGTGAAGCATCTAAGAAACAAGCTGCAAAGAATGATAGGCGAGATCCTAACTATGACTTTGGAACTAACCCGTGCAGTGAGATCATCTTGCGTCCGTATCAGTTTTGTAATCTTACAGAAGTTGTGGTCAGGGTTGCAGATACTATCGAAGATCTTGAGCGAAAAGTCCGTATGGCAACAATATTGGGGACTATACAATCCTCATACACTAA